GTCGAAGCCCGCTGCGATGTTCGCGAATTCCTGACGCATGACTGACGACGCGCCGGGGCTACTGGGGGCGGGCACTGCGCCGGTTTGGAAGTATTCATTCATGGTTAGGGCACCTTCGCAAATTTAGCAGGATTCTATCACGCGCAACACACTATGCAAGCAGTTTAAGTTGGCGACCTGAGCCGACCACATCGAACACCAGATCGCTATGATCACAACCTGAAGCCTCGACATGCAGGACAAGCTGACCGACCACGGCACAATCTGCCGCCGAGAGGGTGACAGCATACCACCCGAGCCCGCGATCGACGATGGTCGGCGTGGTGCCAGAGAAGGCGCCACCGTTCTTGCTGACCGAGCAGGACAGGCTGACACCGGGAACACCAAGCGAATGATTCACGGCGCTCACCATGAGCACCATGACCGTGTTGCTGGTCAGTTGATTGAGCTTATTCATTGACTACCCTTCCGCGGTTATATCCGCATTGGCCAGTTGTGTTTGCAAACTGCCCGGCCAACGCTACAACCCTCGCACCTTTTAGCGGGATATTGACGAACAGCGACAGGCTGACACCAGCATCCACGATCCCGGCGCGCGCCTGAGCTTGCGATCCGACGAGAGCGCGGGTCAGCGCCTGCGATGTGGTGAGCGATCCTGCCTGTGCGGTGATCTGCGAGCCGAACAGGGTGGCGAAGAACTCGCGCTTAGCGGTGAGCGACCCGGCCTGCACCGATACCTGTGCGCCGGTGAGCGCGCGGGTCAGAACTTGCGCGCTGGTGAGCGCACCTGCTTCAGCGGTCGCCTGCGCGCCGGTGAGAGCAATCGTGATGTTCTGCGAAGAGGTGAGCGCGCCAGCCTGTGCAGTAACTTCGGCGCCGGTGAGCGCGCGGAACAGTTCGAACTGCTTGCCGACCGTCCCGGCCTGCGCCGCCACCTGAGCACCGGTGAGCGCCACGGATTTCTGTTGGCTGGCGGTGAGCGTCCCGGCTTCCGCGGTTACCTGTGCGCCAGTGAGCGCTTGGAAGCTGGTCTGCGAAGTAGTGACAGCACCTGCACTGGCAGCAACCTGCGCGCCGGTGAGCGCGACGGTGATCTGCTTGCCGACCGTGCCGGCCTGCGCTGCGACCTGCACACCTGTCAGCGCCTTAGTGACCTGTTGGCTGGCGGTGAGCGATCCTGCGTTCGCTGCAACCTGCGCGCCGGTGAGCGCAGCAGATACCGCCTGTGAGGTGGTAACCGACCCTGCGCTGGCTGCGACCTGAGCGCCGGTGAGCGCCTTGGTGACTGCTTGGCTGGGTGTAACCGTGCCAGCGCTGGCGGCAACCTGCGCGCCGGTGAGGGCGACGGTGACATCGTTGCTGCTTTGGGTGACGCCGACCGTGCCGGCCTGTGCGGTAACCTGAGCACCGGTGAGAGCGCGGGCCAGCGCCTGCGATGCAGTGAGCGTCCCGGCACTGGCTGCAACCTGCGCGCCGGTGAGCGCCTTGGATATTTGCTGACTGGCGGTGAGCGTCCCGGCTTGTGCTGCAAGCTGAACACCTGTCAGCGCGCGGCTGAGCGCCTGCGATGTGGTCACCGATCCAGCACTGGCTACAACCTGTGCGCCTGTCAGCGCCTTGGATACCTGCTGGTTGGGTGTGACCGTGCCTGCTTGTGCTGCGACCTGCGCACCAGTGAGGGTGACATCGACGTTGCCCGTGCTCTGCGACGGGGTGACCGTGCCTGCCAGCGCAGACACCTGCTCGCCTGTCAGCGCTTTGGTTACCTGTTGGCTGGCGGTTAGCGTCCCGGCACTGGCTGCAACCTGCGCACCAGTGAGTGCGCGGGTGAGTGCTTGGCTGGGTGTGACCGTACCGGCACTTGCTGCGACCTGAGCACCGGTGAGTGCGACAGATACCTGCTTGCCGAGCGTACCCGCACTCGCAGTTGCTTGTTCGCCTGTCAGCGCCTTGGATACTTGCTGACTAGCAGCGACCGTACCGGCGCTCGCAGTTGCTTGCTCGCCGGTGAGCACCACATTGACATCGCCGCCCGACTGCTTGATCGAGACAGCAGTCATGGTGGCATACCAATCACCAGTGCCGGTCAGCGAGGTCGAACTGCCGCTCGGATTATCGACCGACTGGAAGCGCGACGCACTACCGTAGGTTCCATCCGTCGTCGCGAGCGTCGAGCACCCGCTCATCGCCGCCGGTATCCCGTGTGACCCATCCTGCTCATCGACAACCAAAATCAGGTCTGTGCCACCGCTGCTGATCGAAGTGCTGATCGTGGCCGATGTGATTCCCGTACTCTCAGCGAGCGTACCGCGGACCCAGTTTTGCAGGTTGATGTTCTTGATGAACGAGATATAGACGCTCGGACCTTCGATCAAGCCTTCAGTCCATGCCAGCGTCAGGTTCTTCGAACCGGTGCTGGTGACCTCTGCATAACCGATTGAGCAACCGTCCTGATCGTTCGAGTTGATGACCGTGAAGGTGCCGGCAAAGTCGGATGTGATCGACAGCGACGGGGGGTTGGCGGCCATCGTCGAGGCAACCTGCACGACCACGCCCTGTGCATCAGCCGGGACGGTGATCGCCTTGGCGCCCGGCGTGCCGGATGTGCCGAGCGTATCCTGCTGCCAAAGGACAGTGCTGATCCGGATCGGGGTGTTCGGGTTGGCCTGAGATGCCGTGACGCTGCCCGCACTAGCAGTTGCCTGTGCGCCGGTGAGAGTGACGTTGCCGGTGTTCGACTTGGTGACCGTGCCGGCCTGCGCTGCGACTTGGGCGCCGGTGAGGGGTAGCGTTACATTGCTGGACGCCGGCCGCAGCGCCAAGGTGTAGGCCGCCCACGAATCAACAGCGTTCGCCGTGCCGCCGGTGTAGGCTGCTGGATTAACCGCGCCGCTCGTCCAGCCAGTCCAGTAGCCAGAACCGATCATCGCGTCGTTGGTGTCGGCCTGCGTCCGGGTCAGGAAGTTGGTGGTGAAGTTGGCCGGCGCAACGTAGGCGACACCAGTGGCGGCAGCACCTGCGCCGCAGATGACCACCCATGCACCGGCAGTAACCGGTGTGATGCTGCCCGGATCGGGCCTTCCGGTTCCGACCGCGCTGGCGGCGACCGCGGCCACGTCCCAAGGGTTCGTCGGATCGACACCGCGGAAGACCTGAATGGTCCAGTTCTGCGCGTCCTGTGCGTTACCGGTGGATGGTGCAGTAAGCGTCGTATCCGGCGTGGCCGGCATGAACTTGTACGACACGTTCATTGCCGTGTCGTAGGTCTGCGTGTTCGGGTTTAGCTGACCAAGATTTGCCCACGTGCCGGGGGCGCTGACTGCCTGTGCTGGGTTTCGCGCAGCAGCGCCAACACCCATCGTGACAACGACGAAATCCCCGGCTTGCGGGGTTGCGTTGCTGCCACCTGTGAGGGCGTAGGTGACCGTTGTGGTGCTTGCTGCACCTGCCCGGCCACCTACTTGACCGCCAACATAGGAGATCGCCATTTTGGGCTACTCCCTATATTGGCGGTTTAACTGCGTTCGCTCGTGACTTAGGCCACGCGCATGAGGCCGGTCGAGGCATCGTTCGTCGGCATGGTCAGCGTGAGCGTGCCGGCGGTGATGGTCTGTGCCGTGAAGGTATAGACACCCAGCGAGCGGTTCGCATCGGTCGTCGAATAGATCATCACGGCGTCGAACGAAGTCGCCAGCGTGACGGTCGGGAACGAGATCGCTGCCGATGGAGTCCAGAACGACGTGGTGCCGGTCAGGCCCGCGGTGTTGGCGTTGGTGACGCTCACGCCGCCAGCGGTGTAGCCGGAACCGGTCACTTCACCGGTCGCCGTGTATGCCGCATTGGTCGGACCCGTAGTGGCCGAAGCCAGATAAAGCGCAGCCTTCAGCGCCTTGCCATCGGTGACTGCGGCCAACATTGCCTGCTTGGCTGCCCCGCTAATACCTTGAGTGTTGGCCATAGCCTACCCTTTCACTGAAATTGCGCTGTCTCCGGAACGGCTTCGCCGCCCTTCAGCAACTTAACGTGGGCGTTCTCTTTCACGATCTCGCCGTCCAAACGGTACTGCTCTCGGAAAACGATCGACTCGTCAGTGATTTCCCACCCGATATAATACTCGAGCGAGGCCACCGGCAAATTGCCTTTCGTCGTCCAGATCAGCGGTACATCTTGCTCCACTTGATTTCCTTGCATTACGTTCTCCTGTTGATTATCGTTTGCCGCGCCGCAAAGTATAATGCAAAATCGCTGAATTCACAGAAAATTCTGCAACGAAGTCGCTGTTGGTGCTGACGATGAGTTGGATGTTCTCACCGCTACCGTTCAGTTCGAGATAGCTGGGACTGATTGTGCGACCGTCCCAGTAGAAGTTATCCCAGTAGAACGAGTCCCAAGCTGAAGTGCCGGATAGTGCCACGCCGGTGCTCGAGAACAGATGCTGCGCGATGTCGGTGCTCGCCCAGTCGAAGTTGTAGCCGACCGAGAACTCGGTGTAGTGCTCGCCCTGCACCTCAAGCACGCACTTGCGGAAGCGCTTGTGGATGCGCAGTTGCTTGCTGATGTTGATGTTGGTCACGAAATAGCCGTTGATCAGCGCGCCGTCGAAACTGGTGCCGACATCGTTCTGCATCACGTGGCCGCTCGACGTGCCGAAGATGGACACCGGGCTACCGTCCGCCCACTCGCCATCCCAAGCGCACAACACCGGATCGGGATACTGCACGATACCGTGGCCAACCGACTCGGAGTTGGCGATAGTGCAGAAGATGCCGTAGCCATCCGAGAAGAACACGCGATATTGACTGTACTGCCGATTCACTGAAGAGGCTGAGGCCAGCGCGCGATGCGCAGACAGCACGGTGGCGATGTTGTAGGTCAGGCTGCCAGTGTCGAAGTTGCCGTAGTTCAAGCTGCTCTTCATCGAGATGATGCCGCGGTCGTCGAGCGTGTAGCTGTCAGCCAGATTCTGCATGGTGAATGGGATGCCGCCAACACCCACACCGAAGGTCACGAACTTCCAGTCGGCCGAACTGCTACCGTACAGCATGTAGATCGTGTTCCGACCGTAGATCGCGAGAGCACCACCATCGCCTGTACCGGGCTGGACGAGGAACCCTGTCACGTTGTCAGAGGTGCCGATCTCGCCGGCACCGTTGATGATCTGATAGTCGAGCGGATTACCAAGCGCTGAGTGGATCACCGACGTTTTGTAGGCGAGGAACAGGTGGCCTTTGAAAGCGTAGATATGCTCAGGTGGAAAGCTCATCCCGGTGGTCGTGATTGCCGTGTAAGTGGTGCCGTCAAACTGGAAGGGAGGATTCACACCATCGCACCCGTAAATCTTCGTGGATGTCGGACCTGCGGTGAAGTTGGCAACCACCATCTCGTAGCGACCGTTCGGCAACAGTGTGCCCGGCACAGGGACATTCACCCAGCCCGCACCGCTCGACTTGTAGAGCTTGGCCTCGGTGCCGCTGGCGTTATTGCGGAACGCATAGATCACATCGTTGAGAATGATGCAACCGAGAATCGGCCCGCTGCCGGGAACCGGCGTGATGTCCGCACGATACTGATTAGCGGCAGCGGCCTTCAACTGAGCGGCGAGCTTCGGCGCAACAGCACCAAAGTTGCCCGTGCTCGTCCCGCGCACCGTAGCGCTCACGACAATGTTGGTCGGGCCAGCGCCGGGAACAGTCCCGGTGGTCTTCGTCAGCGCGAGGTAGTTGTAATCGACACCGCACACCACGCCTGACAGCGTGCCGATCGTGGCCGTTTCGCCAACAAGCGGGCGAACACCAGACCACGTTGCCTGAAGCACTGTGACAGCAGCGTTGCTCGGCTTCGGCATGCCATTGATCCGCTCATACCCGGCAATGCGGTAGTAGCCACCAAGCGGTCTCGCCGCGAAGTTGATCGCGTCGCGCAGCACGCCCGGCGCCAGATTGAAGGCTGGGGTGGCAAGGTCAAGACCACCACCAAGCTGAATCAGGTCGTACTGTACCGGCGGGAGGGCATCGGGCTTCAGCATATCGGATTGCCCACCACGACTTCAGGAGACTGGTCGAGGGTCATCAGGAATGCGACATCGCGATAGTTGGTGTCAGCACGCATGACCACCTCGGGCGCCGACTCGAACATCCCGTAATGGCGCAGCGCGCGCCAAACGATCGCCATCTGCCAGCGTTCAGGGATTACAGGGATGTCGCCGTTGTCGATGAGATCAGGCGCCACCTCAGTCCATTGGAAGTTGAGGTAGTAGGGGGCGGCCGGGCGCGGTGCGATGCGCAGGTTCGTTTCAGGTGTCACCGTGCAGTTCAGTGGCCGGGACAGAACTTCACGTCGCGAACTGAAATCCCAGTAGTCGCGGAACTCAGGGAACCGTTGGCCGATCAGGAAGGTCTCGTCGATCAGGTTGGCATTCAATGCAACCCGCATCGTGTTGGTATCCCACTGGCCGAGCGTCGGCACACCGAGTTCAGCTTTGGTGTAGGTGGCCTGCCCAGTGGTAAGCTGCACCACACTGGTCTTCCGGATGAAGTTCAGGTTGAACTGGTCGCTGTTCAGGATTTCGCGATAGGCACTGGCAACCCACGTCACGATCCGAAGCGCTTCACCGCTTTGGTTCTGGACGCTGGTGATCTGGCCGGAAATGCCGCCTTCGATAAACACACGCTGGCAAAGTTGGAGGAAGTTCAAGGCGGTCACCTCAGATGAATTTGCACGATCATAAAAGAAAAACCGCCACGGTGCAAGCAGCGTGGCGGGGAAACCCTATCAACAGGAGGGAAGTTCGGGTTTCATTACGTTGGTGCGCGCAGCAATCCCTTCAACCATGCGGCGCCGCGGGGGTTCGGATCGCTGATGATCGAGAAGGGATACTTCAGGGAAGAGGTGCGTCGGATGCCAGTGGCACGGGAACCGTCGGCCGCGGTGTATTCCGGGGTGGTGACGTTGTGTTCCTTCACCGAAGCGAGAATCGCCACAAACTTGCGCTTCACAAGCTGAGGCACGCCGCGATAGAAGTACATGGAGACACCGTTGCATGCGGTGAAGATCGGGTTCTCGGCATTGTCGTCGGTGGATTCATGCACCATCACCTCGATCACTTCCTCGTTGAAGATCAGTTCCTGAGCGTAAGCGCTCAGACCACCCTTACCCTTGACGCCGGGCGTGATGCCGGGAATGGTTTCGATCTCCGGTGCTTCCGGAACATAGACAGTATCGAATTCCCCGCCGATGACTGCCGGTTGGGTGATTTCGGTTTCCTGCGCGTCGATGATTTTCTTTCCAGCCATTTCGTGTGCTCCTGTTAAAAGAAGGTCGGTTGAGCGACAGCGCGCGTGAGCGCCATCAACCCGGTCTGCAAATCGGTGGCACCAATGCTGACCCAGCGCTGATCGATATGATCGGTCTGGTCGCGCAGCTTCTGCACCAGTTCGCCAAGCTCGGCACCTTTGGTCTTGATCTCGTTCATGAGAGCGATCTCTTCAGCAGAAAGCTCGCGATAACCTTTGATCTGACGATGTTGGTTGTCCATCCTGTTGCTCCTGTTAAACGTAAAAGTTTGATGAGTGTATCAGAATTTCTAATCGGTGAGCAAGAGATTCGCATCCACCGTGCGCCGCTTCACGAGACCGGGAAGTTTCCGGCCACCACCCCACACCCACTTCATCATCTCGTCAGCAGCACCATCCCAGTCTTCAGCCTCTACGCGCTTGCGCAAGGTGCTCGCCTTGTAGCGCGTGGTGCCAAGGTTGAAGGCGAAGTCGCCAATGGCAACGTGCCGCTCGGGGTGCTTGGCCAATATCGGTGAGACCCTGACCGCTGCATCGAGAAAGCTCTGCGCGTGAAACTCGAGCAGTTCGTCGGCTTCCTGCGCGGTGAGCGGCGGATCGCTCATCTTCACCTTGGTGCCATCCTCGTAGGTGGTCGCCCCGGCACCGATGGTCGGCACGCCGGCCGGGCAGATGTAGGGTTTCAGGAACACTCCCTCGAAACGACGAAGGAGCATCTTGAATAGCTCAATCACTTCAGGCCGCTTTTCCGCAGGCTACGATCCACGAACCAGAAACCGATGATGCTGGCCACGATCGCCTTCTCGTCAGTGCCCCACAAGCGAATGATCGCTTCGACACCGGGCGTGCCGGTCTGCAACAGAACGAGGAACTGAGCGGTCAGTGCGGTGCTGTAAAGGACGATCACCCACCAGAAGGTGATCAGCGGTCGCATAAGCGCGCTCACACCATCGACCCACCGCACACCTGTCTTGATGGCTTGTGCTTTCACACCTTCGATCAGACCCTGAATCTCGGCCAGCCCGATCGACTTGTTCGCTTCGAGTTCAGCGAGCTTCTGCCCGGCTTCGATCTTCAGGGTATCAGCCTTGAGTTGGTTGTCGAACATGGCCAGTTCATGTTTCCGTTCATCCTTGCGGTCGAGCCACTTCAGGAATTCAGGGATCATGCGGAAGACGCCGCCGAGCAGCGAACCAATTAGGGTTTCAATCATCTGTGAGCCTCGCGTATTTACTTGTCATCCATCGTTCGAGTTGGTACAAACCTCGTGATCCCATGTGGCCGCTGATACCGATCATGGCCGCCGAGAGCAGCGGTGGTGTCCCGCTCCATTCGCACAACCAGAAGGTGATCACGCCAATGAAGGCGCTGGTCAGCAACTCGCCGATCATTTCTGTCAGATTAAAAGGGCGCACGACTCCCTCCCTGTATTTCCGGAGGAAGCTGACCACGCCTCCCCACATGGACACAAGAACCACCCAGCCGTAGGTGATGAAGGAATAATTTACAGGGTCTTTTTCAGGCACGGTAATACCTCGTGATTCGCGGAGAGAACATATAGATGCTTCTTCCGTAGATCGGGGCATCCAACTGCCAACCAAATCCAAGTTGCACACAGTAGCGTGCAGTGAGGGGGAAGACACACTTGTAATACCAGAAGCCGTCTTCATTGATGATGAAGAACCAACCCGACTTATATGAATATCGATTACCGATGTCCGGTGTGCCGCGCAATCGGTAAGGTTTCTTGTCGGCACCGAAGGTGTCCCACTTGAATCCGTATGCCCTGTTGCGGACTATCCACGCGACCATCTGCATATATGGCGAGTGCTTCAGCCATCGAGCCTGATGACCATCGTCGCCCATGAGGTTATTGTCCGGTGTCTGAAACCATCCCAACCAGTCGGGCAACCATGCGTTCTTGGAGAACAGGGGGAGGATGGGCGCCAGCAGCACGCTGACGACCTCCATCAACAAGACGATAGGAAGAACAAATAGCCAATACACGATCACACCTTGTAGGCGCGAACGGTGCCGGATGTCAGGGTGAAGCTCTTGATGTTGCCGTAAATCCAGCTACCTGCCGGGAAGGCAACGCCGGTCATGGTGCCAACCAGACCGTCTTCAGCCCATGCGGAGAAGGTTGCAGCAGCGACCACGAAGATTGCGTTGAACGGCCCAGTGCCAGTTCCCGTTCCCGTCGATACCTGAACACCTGCGAATTCTTTGTTCCTGAGTGCGATCATGGTGGTGTGCTCCTAGTTAATGCGCGAATTCTACATGCGAAGCAGACAAAAAGAAACCCCTCCGAAGAGGGGTTTCTGATTCAGCCGTTCAAGGCTTAGGCGAGATCGCCGGCACCGACCAGTGCGCAAGCCATCCACTGTTGGTTCAGGAGAACCGAAACAGCGTAGAACTTGGCGCCGATGTAGCCACGCTGACCGAGCGGATCAGCGCTGTCCTTGTTGCCGACCGGGATGACCGACAGATCGAAGGACTTGGAACCGCGCAGTGCAACAGTCCCGTAGGACTCCTGACCAGCGACGATCAGCGGATACACGTCGATGTTGGTGCCACCGCTCGAGATGCAGCCGGTAGAACCGATCAGCGCACCGGCGTTCTGGAACGGGACCAGTTCGGCGGAAGCGATGAAACGGAATTGCTCGAACGAGCCGATTTCGTTTTCGTGGATCGGCTTGCGGGAACCGTAGGCAGCCACCGGGGTGTAACCGGGGAAAGCCGTGGTGTCACGCAGGTCGGCATCGATGTCGCCGTGGCAGAAAACCAGCCACGAAGCCTCGATCGGCTTCGTGCCGATGTTCGGGGTAGGCGACAGAATCGAGGTCGGCTTCTTCGACTTGTTCGCGTGCAGCGACCGGGCGATCTTGCGCAACAGCTTGGCGGTGATCTTGCCAGCGACCGTGGCCAGCGTGGTGCCGGCGCCACCGTAGAAGCGGTTGGTCGAAGCACGAACCTTGGAATACAGTTCGAGTTCGCGGATCAGCGCCATACGCTCGGCGACTTGGGTCTTCAGGGCGTCCGAGATGTCGTCTTCGTACATATCGGCAACTTTGTCCGAGAAGCTGTACAGGCATCCGTACTGCTTCATGACCGCCGTGATGTCCTGAGCGATGATGGTTTCCGGCGTCGGGGTCGTGCCTTCCGTCAGCAGGTTCGCAGTCACGTGGGTATCGACACGGTTCGAAATATCGGTTTCGACCGCGGCACCGCCCGACTGGATCAGGATGTTCGGATTGCCGGCAGAGGCGTTGTACGGAACCCAGCGACGGTACAGAACCGTGTCGGATACGTTCTTCGGCATCTGCTTCTGCGTGCCGGCGAGTTGCAGGACTTCGTGCGGGATCGCACGGGCAAGAATCTCACCCTTCCATTTGCCGATTCGCGCGGCTTGTGTTGCCATTACTTGCGTTGCCATTTGTGTTTCTCCTTGATGGATTTAGTCTGTGCTTCAGGTCTGGTTGATCTTCTGGCCATCAAGGTCAGGTATCGGTTGGCGTCGTTTGAATGGCGCCATAAGCGAAACTTATAACATGCAAATATGCTTGTCAATACCTTTGTGAAAAAAAAAACCCGGCTCGTGGCCGGGTGTGGCTATCGCCGAATGACGAAGGTGAGAGCGCGTCCGCTCAATACCCCCGTGCCTTACGATCGCTGGCGAACCCCGCGTTGAAGGCGTCTTCCTCGGTGACCGGGCCGACACCCTGCTTCACGCCGCCGCCCGTGGGCAGTACGGCATTCGCGAGGCGACTCGTGCGTGAGGCCGGGATCGTCGGTGCGACAGGTGCTGCCGTTGCTTTGTCGCGCCACGACTTGAACTCGCTCAGGTTCTGAGAGATGAACGAGGAATCCTCGGACTCCATCAGGAGCTTGCCATTAACCGGACCCAGCACGTTGTCGCGCCACAGTGCGAACTGCGGGCTCTTGATCACGTTCATCCAGTCCGGGTGCAGGATGGTGAGCACACGGGTTTCAATCCGTTCCTCTGTCTTGCTCTGCACTTCGTTCATGCGCGCGGCCAGCGCTGCGTCCAGTTGCTCCTGCGTGATGCCGCTCGGCGCCGCCGGTGCCAGTGCCGCCCCACCACCTTGCAGCCCAGCGAGGTCTTCGCGCAGCATGCCTGCCAGTTCGGGGAACGCAGCACTCAGCTTCTCGAGCTTCAGGTCAAGTGCCTGCTGCGCGGCCTGCGTTGTGGGCGGGCTGGTGCGCAGCGCTTCGATCTGCTGCATGAGTTGGCCAATACGACCAGCCATCTTATCGACGGTGGTCTGTAGCGTACCGCTGCGTGCGAGGGCGGCCTGAAGCTGATCTTCGGTCAGGCCGGCAAACAGCTTGACCTCGGCCGGCGTTACCGGTTCAGCAGGTTCGACGGGTTCAGCCGGCTCGACAGGTTCAGCAGGTTCGACGGGCTCGACAGGTTCAGCCGGCTCGACAGGCGCTACCGGCTCAGGCGGTTCCTCACCGCGAGTGGTCGCGAACGATGCGGCGAACGCAGCATCTTCTGCTGCCAAAAGTTCCGGGTCTTCCGGCGTGGTGACAATGCTATCTTCGGGGTTCATCAGCTTCTCCTGTTAAGAGGGTATTTCGAAATCTTGATCAACAAGTGGGGCTTCCTCGGGTTCGGCCAGAGCAAGGATGAGCTTGATCTCGCGAAGGCTTGCGCGCAAGGCCGATGTGGTTTCCCAAGGAACATCACTCTCGAGCTTTGCACGAATCTCGGATGCGCGACCGTCAAGGTGTTTCTTGATGTTTATCCACGTGACGCTGGTCGGATCGATCTTCATGGCTGCGTGAAGCGCTTCAGCTTGTAGATCACCTTCAGGTAGGTCGCGGCGATCTCGTCGTGCAGGTTCTCGAGCGTCGGGTTGCGCATGCAATGCGTGTCCCGATCATCGATCAGGCTGGCATAGCTTTCTTCAAGGCGAACCAGCATGTCGGCGTCGGCACCTTCGGGCGGTGGAACGTCAAGACCGATCGCAGCTTCGACAAAGGCGTCGGTGGCCGAGCGCACGGCGTCATAGAATTCACCCAGCGCCTCGTGTTGCGCATGGCTTCGGGTGGTAAGGTGCGCCAGATGCGCAGCGTCGGCGTCGCCGAATGTCAGTCCAACAAGGTCTTCCATTACCTGAATCTCCTGCGTAGTGCTGCCAGCGCTTCTTCAGCGCTATAAGCGACGATGGGCTCATGGCCGAGCGCGGTGAAGTGCGTGTGCAGATCGACCTGAAGTTTGCTGACCTTGCCGTCCTTCGCCTTCATCTCGATCCACGTCATCTCACCACACGGCAGGACGATGCCAAGATCGGGTATCCCGGCCAGCACACCCTGCACCTTGAGGTTGGCCGCCTCGCGTGCATCGCGCGCCCCGCCGTTCGGGATGTGGAAGATCACCGGACGGTACTCGTCAGGCAGAAGGTTCCATTGCCTGCGCAGCCCGGCGACCAGACGCGCTTGCTCGCGCGCCTCTTCACGTTTGATTGGAACGGTGTCGGCCGGTTGAAGATCGGAATCTTCCGGAATTGGAATTCGCATCGAGTTCTCCTGTTAAGCCACAACTCTATCACGCATTGTCATCATTGCGCAAATGCCTGTCCATCCGGCGCCCGGCCCGGTGGTTCAACAGCCGGGGTGGCAACCTGCGGTGAGGCGTTGCTGCCGATGTTCTCGCCGCGCACCGTTGCCGCAACCTCGTC